GGCGGCTATCTACTTCGCGCTCACCAACAACCTGACCTCGGGTGGTTCATGGCTGGTGTTCCAGTTTGGCGCCGGTACCTCAGCAGCTAATGCGGCCTCCCTAGCGGGGCCGGGATTGGCAGCCAGTGGTCCTTTCCTTCAGCAGATCATGACGGTAACGACCGTCAATACAAACTATACGGCTGGGACTGGAGACAGGGACAACCTCATTAACTGGACTGGTGGATCCGGTACGCTCACCCTGCCTGCTACCTCATCGGTACTGAATAACTTCTACCTGCACATCCGGAATTCGGGTAGCGGGACTCTTACCATTACCCCCAATGGCGCAGACCTGATCAACGGGGCGGCGAGCCTTTCTTTTAACATAAACGACTCAGCCTTTGTGGTGAGTGACGGGACCGGGTGGTGGACCATTGGTCTGGGCTCTACCAATACCAACCTCTTCAACTTCCAGGTGGTGTCCCTGGCTGGGCAGACGGGCACCTATACGTTGCCGTCCAACCTGCAGAACAAGGTGGCCTATCGCTTTACAGGAGCCCTGGCAGGTAACACTAATATCGCGGTCCCCACTACGGTACAGCAGTACTGGGTGGACAATGAGACCAGTGGGGCCTTCACACTGGGCATAGGTACGGCGGCGCAGATCTCCGGTACCCAGCAGATCGGGCTGGTGCAGGGGTCCCGCTATATCCTCTACTGCGACGGCAGTAATGTCCTAAACGCTAACACTGGTGGAATCGGCCTGCCGCTCGGGGTCAACCAGGGTGGCACTGGAGCGACCACAGTGTCCAATGCCCTCATAAACCTGGGCGGGGGATCTACCGGAAGGGCGGTCTTCCAGGCTGGGACTCAGGCGGCTGCACAGTCGGCCCTTGGAATTATCTCTAGCTCCGACTCGCTGGCGGCGGCCCTTATCTTCTAATGCCATTCCTCCCCTTTCCGATGGTGTTCGAGCCGTCTATCCAACGAGACGGTACTGAGCTAAGCCACAAGGCTTGGACGGACGGAGTGTGGACGCGATTCCAACGCGGACTCCCAAGGAAGATGGGTGGGTTCCAGACACTATCCCAGTTAATGACCGGCATCTCCAGGGCGCTGCATACCCAGTCGCTGAACGGCTTTGCCTATATCCACTCTGGGTTTAACAATGGCATTGAGCTATACACCATGGACCCGAACGGGAACACCTCGGTCCCGTCCAACCGGACTCCAGTAGGGTTCGTCGCCAATGCCAATAATGTCTGGCAGATGGACTCCTACTACGATATCAACTCTGCCCAGCAGCAAATCCTGGCGTTCGTAGTCCCTGGTCTGCAGGACCTAGCTTACGGCGCCACAACAGGAAGCCTCTATGCAGGTCCTATGTATGCCACAACAGCCCTTACCGCAGTATCTGGTCTCGCCACCGATGCTACAGGCGGGGTGGTGGTCATCCCCCCCTATACCGTTATCTACGGGTCCAACGGTCTTGTGCAATGGTCAGTGGCTGCTAAGCCCCTCGATTTTACCGATGCAGGCTCAGGAGCCGCCCGTATCACCGACCAGAAAATTGTCCGTGCTCTAGCCCTGCGCAGCGGCGGTGGATTCTCCCCTGCTGCACTATTGTGGTCCATGGATTCGGTCATCCGCATGTACTTCGTTGGCGGGGCGCAGGTGTTCTCGTTTGACATACTGACTAACACCTCCTCGATCCTGTCGCACAACTCCGTCGTGAACGTGGAGGGTGTGTTCTTCTGGATAGGGCAGGACCGGTTCCTCATGTACAACGGCGTGCTACAGGAGCTGAACAACCCCAGGAACCTCAACTTCTTCTTTGACAATATCAACCGGCAGTACGCGCAGAAAGCGTACGCTGTACGCAATACCCGGTGGGGAGAGATCTGGTTCTGTGCGCCGCTCTTTGGGGCGACGGAGCCTAACTGGGCAGTCATCTACAACCACCGTGAAAATACATGGTACGACACGCCGCTACCTAACTCTGGCAGGTCCTTCGGAGTCTTCAACGATATTTCGGCTGGCATGCTGATGTCCGGTGTTGACATATTCAACAACACCACTTACCGACTATGGCAGCACGAGATCGGTACCAATGAGGTGGATGGAACCAATTCGATAGCTATCAATAGCTCTATTACCTCTGGTGTTGTGACGGCGGCCACGTTCCAGCAACCAATGGATAAAAACCTACACGTCGATGCATTAGAGCCGGATTTCGTCCAGACGGGGAGCATGACAGTTAACATACTTACGCGTGGAACTGCCCGCGCCCCTTACGCACAGGTGCAGGCTAGTCCCTTTGATGCCTCGCCGGTTAACTCGTTCGACCAAATGGTCCCTTGTCGGGTGTCAGGTAAACAGATGAAGTTCCAGTTCGTGTCCAACACGCTAGGCGGGGATTTTCAGATGGGAAAGATCCTGGCCTATGTCGAGGCTGATACCGCCCGGAGAACGCAGTGAGCATGTCTCCACAGGCTATCCAGGCCCTACTACGGATGTCTCAGCAGACAGCCAATAGTGGTGGTATGACTGGGGTTGGACAGGGAATAGGGGATGTCAACTCTGCCCTAGGTATCTATAATGGCCTTAACAGTGGTACGTGGCAGGGTGATGTTGGCGCGCTGGCCAATGCGGGGCGCCTCTACGGGAATATCACCGATAATCCGGCAATCACTAGCGATGCCGGAGCCCTGGGTGGGGCTCTAGGGGTATACGGCGGTATCAAACAGGGGGGTGCCCTAGGAGCCGCCCAGGCCGCTAGTGGGGCTGCGCAAACCGCTTCGGCCATTGGTGCCGTTGCCCCGGTCGTGGGTGCCTGGGCCTCTGGATTAGGTGGTTTGCTGGGCACGATCTATACCGCTAGCCAGCCAGCCGTTCAACTCGACCCCTCCTACTATAAGAGGATGAACGAGGCGCTATCCGCAGGTCCTGGGAACGATACCCAGCAAGGCTATAACTATTCGGCAGCTATGTTGGAGGCCAACGCCTCGGGCGATCCTATTGAGCGTCAGATCATGGCGGCCAATGGTATCCAGCAAGTAGACCCGGTCACAAAAGACATCCCGTATGCGCAGCTCGATCAACTTTTAAACACCGGACCCGCGCATGGGTCCGACAGTAGGCCGATTGGCCGAAATGCACGAGGTGGTTCGGTGAAAAGTCCGTTGGAACAGATCCTGTCTGCGAGCCCCATGCATAAGCAGGCACCAGAGCACTACGATGACGGCGGGTACGTTCAGTACGACCCGGAGATGCTGGGCTACCCCATTAACCAGCAATACTCGCCACCGACCCCTGACTATAGTCAGTTCACCCTACCCACGGATCAGCAGGGTCTACAGCAGTCCCTCTACTCGAATGACCCCACCGGGCAGAGTTCTAACCCCATCAGCGGCTATGGCATACCGGCTTACCTCCAGAATCCTTCGGGCGGGGGTAGTGGTGGGATTAACATAGCAGGGTTGGCCAAGAGTGGGTTGAGTGGACTCCTGTCCAACCCCTCTCTCCTGGGCGCCTTGCTGGGTGGTGGCATGGGGCTAGCCGGTGCTCTGGGAAGCAACAATGGCCAGAACACCATGACGGCGAACTTCAAGCCCACCCCGCCGCAGATGTTCCAGGGGTCAGGACCATCTCCCAACAATATGTACGGCAATTTCTCGGCGGCACCCCGCCAGCGATTGAACCCGACGAATATCAACTACGCTCATGCTGGAGAGCAGCCGACCTCCGGCGGTAATCTGTTCTATTCCCCTAGCGGCGGAGGTCCCACAGCTCAGCCTTCCCAGCAGAGCCCGTTGCAGCAGTATGGCGCGCAGATGGTCCAGCCTGCCCCACAGCAGCCGCAGCCCCAGCAGCAGACTATCCAGCAGCTTTTACAGCAACTGACGGCCAACCAGGGAATGCCTTCCTATGGGGGCATCCAGGGTATGCCACTCATCCGGGCGAAGGGTGGACCGGCTGAAGGTGGCGGGTCGCCTCAGATGGGGCCGCTGTCTCGACACATGGTCCCTGCTACCAAGGGTGGACCGAGTTACATCCAAGGACCGGGGGACGGCACCTCAGACGACATCGATGCACGTCTCTCCAACGGGGAGTATGTTATGACTGCTCAGGATGTGGCCCTCCTTGGAAACGGGTCCAATGAAGCTGGAGCAAAGAAACTTGATGAGCTTCGCGCCAATCTACGTAAGCATGCTGGCGAGAAGTTAATTAAAGGAGAACAATTCATGAAGGCCAAGCAACCTTTGTCCTATCTCAAGGGGCCTAAATGAGTTGGGACATCTATGTGATAACCCACATAGCCACAGGTATGAAGTATGTGGGCATAAGTCGTGTGGGTATGGGGCGAAGATGGCAGGGTCATGCCTCACGAGCCAGGATTGGAGTCCCGGGTCTTCTCTACGATGCGATCCGGGCCTTCGGCGAAGAGGCATTCACGTTACAGAAACTACGCACTACTATCTGCCGTGAAAAAGCAGAGATGCTAGAACGCCGGTATATCGTAGACTTAAACTGTATATACCCCGGTGGATTCAACTCTCGTGAAGGGGGATTAGGTGGTTTCACCATAACTGAAACCACCCGCAAGAAGCTTCGGGATTCTCACCTGGGTCAGCACCAATCTCAAGAAACCCGTTCTCGTCGTGGAGATGCCTTAAGGGGTAGAAAGAGAGATCCTGATATGATCGAACGATCCGCCGCGAAGAGGCGCGGAGCAAAGCGCTCCATGGAGTTCCGAGAAGCCTGCCGCTTAAGGGCTTTGCGTCAGCACGGGAGGATTCAATGAGCCTTTCCTCATTCCTTACGCAGCAGCCGATGCAATACCAGCAGACGCTGAACCAGTCATCGACCACGCTGCCACAGTGGTATACGGATTACACCCAGGGGATACTGCAGAACGCCGCGCAGTTCGCTAACCAGGGCTACCAGCAATACCAGGGTCCCCAGGTCGCGCCCCTTTCAGCGGATCAACAATCCAGTTACGGCACCGTTCAGGGGGCACAGGGGCTCGGTACGAATCAGGCCTTACAGGGAGCCGGAGTCGCTTCGAGCGCCCTGGGACAACAGTCTCCCCTACAAGCCGCCAACCCTTACTTCGGAATGTCCACGGGGCAAGCGGGATCGACGCTCGGCCAACCCAATGCCCTCCAGGCGGCGAACCCCTATCTGGGTCAGGCACAGCAAGGAATTAATAGCGCCCTGGGCCAGACCAACGCAGCCCAGGCGGCCAACCCCTACCTGCAATCCGCCTCAGCACCGCTCGCTGACCAGATGCAGTCGCTCATGAACCCCTACCTTAATCAGGTGGTGAACGCGACGGACCAACTGTCTGCACAAAACTTCAATCAGAATGTATTACCCTCCCTACAGGACCAGTTCACCCAGGCCGGTCAAGTCTATGGTGGGTCACGACAGGGCGAGTATGCTGAGAAGCTCGGTGCAGCAGAGAACCTCAATGAGCAGATGTCTAACGCTTCCATGCTGGCTAGCGGCTTTAATACCGCCCTGGGAGGTGCCGAAGCCCAACAGCAGGCTATGGCGGGTATGGCCGGTACGGCGGCTAATGCTGCTAATGCGGCTCAAGGCACGGGGCTTTACGGGGCCGGTCTTACTGCCGGGTTGGGGAGTACTGCGGGTGGACTTCAAAACGCGAGTCAGCAAACGGGTCTGGCTGGAGCCAACCTTTACGGCAACCTGGGTTCCGCCGCCGGTAACCTCCAGAACGCAGGGGTTGGCACCCAGCTTGCGGGCGCAAATACGCTGGGGAATCTGGGATCGTCAGCGCTAGGAGACACGCTCTCCCAGGCTCAGATGCAAAACATGATGGGCCAGCAGCAGCAGGCTCAGACCCAGGCCAATTACAACGTCCCGATGCAGCAATTCCAGCAGCAGACGCAATGGCCTCTGACTGCGGCCTCCGCCATGCAAGGGGCCCTAAACGGAATCCAAGTCCCTTCCGGAGTTACCAACTATGGATATAGTCCCTACGGACAGTCCTCCTCAGGACTGCAGCAACTGCTCGGATCAGCCCTCACCGGGCAACAACTCGGTAATAACCTGGGCTCTCTCCTTGGCTACGCCGCTCGGGGTGGCGCTGTTCGGCTTTCCCATGGTGGGCGCGCTTCGGCAGCTCCTGGATTCGCGGGCGGTGGCGGCCCGTCCTACCTCCCGGGTTACCGAGGAGTCCAAGGCGTCATCCCCTACGGAACCCGCATAACCCCGTACCCTGCTCGCAAGGGTGGCACCATCTCACTGAAGCGTAAGAGCTTCTCCCCACTGGCGGCCTCCTATGCCTGATCTCAACACCTCGGGCTATAGTCCACTACAGGCCACGCAGAGCGGGACCTCCAACCTTCTGCCGCTCA